GATGAGGATTTTCCATTTGTATAATATTTTAATGCTAAATCTGTATCTTCAGCATTGTCTCTACAGGTGATAAATATTTTATGAATTTTCTTTTGTAATCCAGGCTTACCAAAGTCTATATCTTTTGTAATAATATTAAGAAGTTTTGTTCCCATATCTCCAGTTACTTTATGAATTTTATTGTCTGAGTGTTTCCAAAAATACATTGCATCATTTGCTGTTACAAAATTAGAAACATCAGCAGTTCCTATAGAATCACTTGTAGTCCAAGATTGAGTCATAAAATCATAAATAAATAATCTATCTTCTGTTGTAACATCAGAATTACTAGTTACTGCACTATCTTGTAATACATTAAGTTGTTTATATTTAGGATTATATCCAATAGAAGGGTAATAACTTAATTGTCCTTTATCCCATAAATCATCATCTAATTTCATTGTTAATTCTTTAGGAGAACTTTGTCCATCAAAAATAAATACACCATTTCTATTTACCCAGCATACTCCAAATGGAGTCTTTATTACTGATTCTTGAAATACACATCCCATACCATTATATTCTGCTTCTAAATACCAACCAGCATCAGAACTTGATTCAACATTAATTACATATAATTTTTTTTCTTTAAAAGCTAATAATCTATTACCAAGACTATGTAATGCTGTAAATGCATCTCCATCATTTAAACCAATATCTAAATAAAATGTGTCTGGAAAAGTAGAAAAATTATTTACAGGACTATAATAAATTCTATCATCAAACATCTTATCATTTTTCTTAACATTAGCAACCCAAGCTCTTCTTGCAGATATAGTTGCTGCTTTATATCCTCCAAAAGTAATATGATATATATCTTCATTATCAGAAATACTAGATAAAGCTGATGTTCCTGCTTGTCCTCTTGTAACGGTTAAAGCATTAGTACTAATATTTGTAATTTTTACTACCTCTGTACTAACTTTAATATAATTACCAACAGCAAAATTGCTTCCATCATTAACATTAAAAGTGGTTGTATCATTAGCAGAAATAGCTCCATTTAATTCATTAACGTTACCATCAGACATAACAGCTTTTGTTGATTCTCCAAAAGTTAAACTTTTTTCTTCTTGAGACCATCCATTAATAGATTCATAGGTATCTAATCCTGGATTAATAATATTAAGATTTGTAACGCTTGCAAAATTTCCAGATATAGTAAATTGTGTATATTCTTCAAATAAATTTGTTCTTACTCCTCTTTCATAATCAACATCTAAGAATAATATCCATCTATCATTACTTCCTTTTTTTCTTGTATAAATACGAATACCTTTTTCTGATTTTCTTGTATTAAACATATACATTTTAAAACCAGTTCTATGAAAAAAAGCACTTCCAGCAATATCGCAAGTAGTAGAATTAGGAGCTTGTAATAAACTTTCATTATTATTTATATCTAAAAATGAATGAGTAAATTCATATGTTCCTGAATCCCAACCTCCTCCAGTAAGAACAATATCCATATTGTCTTGTTTTTTTACTACATTATCAGAACCGTGTTCTGGAGTAGCTCCTGTGCCTCCAACATTTCTTTCAACCAATACTTGTAAAATACGAATTGCACTTCCACTTTCATCTGTTGTTAGATATGTAACATCTATAACTCTCATACATTCATTTTCTATAAATATAAGGTCTATATTATTTAATGCTGCATTAATATCGTTTGTACCAGAGGCAGCTTTTAAATAAATTAATTTATCATCTATTCCAATATCTACTTCTGGGTCTGTTACACTAGCAGAAGGATTGGTTGTTGTAATAATATTAATTCCTGAATCATTTGGGTCTTTAATTTCAGTTAATTCAGAACTTTGATATTCAGGAAATGGATTAGTCTGTAAACGAAATTCACCAGCTGCGCTTGGACTTCCAGTAAATGCTCCATCTGTATTTGTTTCAATCGCTTCAAACACATCTTCTGTAACTGCAACACTAGATTCTTCATCTACCCAAGCTGTAATTGGTTTTTCTCCAACGAATCGTGATGTTTTAATATATTGTAATTTTCTTGGAATTGCAAACGTAGACTCATTTACTACATTTTCATCTGAAACATAAAGTACTCCATCTACAAAATAATATACAGGTTTTACTAATCCTGTAGTTTGCATATCTATAGATGCATCCCCACTATCTTCAGTTAAGGTAAAGTTTCCTGTATTTCCAAATGCTCTTGCGTATGTTAAGATTTTTGTATTTCCTGAAGAAGCATCTTCTGGAAAAGCAAATACTTGTACTGAATCTCCAGGAGTTGCACTACTATCTGTATTCCATTGAGAATTAAAAAGAAACGCTCCATATCCAGCAGTTATCTGGTCACCTGATGGACTATTTGCTGTTCCTAATACAGCTGTAGAATCAGAAGAGCTTTGAAGAAGACCTGGTTTTGAAACAATAACATTATCTGCTTTTTTTAATTCTTGTGGAGAAATATCTCTTGGAGAAAACTTAGTGTTTAATCCTCCACTAAAGTCGTTTAAAGTAATCATCTGCTTTTTTGCCATTATGCAGACCTTTTAACTTTTTCATAACTCCTCATTCCCCCTAAACCGAGCATTCCAAGAAGTACTGTAGTAAGAGTACCCATATCAAATGTTGGTAATACTACCTCATTTCCAAAACTATACAAAATAAATGTAAGTAAAGGTTGCAAAATAAAATGATATGCAAGCGCTGTAGAGCAAACCCATCCAGTAAACGGTCTCCAGCCTGCTACAAAAATACTTGTATGTCCTGCTTCTACTTTATTAACTTCAAGTTGAGCTTTATTAATTTCAGCAATTAATTCAGCTTTTTCCTGTTTATCTAAAGTAAATCTATCAACATTATCTGCAACTTTACTTATAATATTGCCAATCATATCTAACTTAGGCATTATTTTTTCTTTCTCCAATTTGGTAGTTCACAATCGCATTTATTACCCCATTTGCACCAAGCACAATGAAGTAATATACCAAGTAATACTCCTAATATAAGTTTTATCATATTTCCTCCTTAATAAATTAACCAATTAATACCTGTCATTGCCTCATAACTTTGCACATCGTACATAGAGAGATAACGACCTTGAACAAATACTCCGAATTTAGGAGATAGTTTCCATCCTATTACTATTCCCATATCGTAGTCTATACTATTTTCTGCTTCCTCATAATTGAATGAATAGTCTGACATTCCTTTATTATAAGGATATACTGTACTCCACATATGAATCCAGCTATGGTCTAAATACTTGTAATAATCTACTCCTACAGATAAAGATAATTCATTTTGATACCCTAAATCACGAGCATACTCTTCATTATAATCATCTACTAATTCACCGTATACTAAAGTATAAAACTCTTCATCAGTAGTTGCTACAAGATTTCCTTCTTCATCCCACCACAACCAATCGTAAAATTCATAACCATATTGAGTATATTGTTGTGTCCATTCATCTGTATATCCTTTATCATAAGCAAATAACCAAAAAGGAATATACTCACTTGTATCTATACCTTGTTCATCCCACCATAAATCAATAGGTAGAAAGTCTAAATATGCTGGATGTAATCTACCTGCAATACCAATAGATAAATCTAGATTACCTAAATTCTTTCTATATCGCATATCTACTGCAGCAAACTCTAAGTCTTCTAATCCTTTAGCATCATAATTTGCTTTAAAGATAAACTTAGGAGCTAAGTATCGTAGCATATATTCGTGATTATCAAATTCTTCACCAAATTGTTTATGTTGAGAGTATTCCAATACATATTCCCAACCTTTTGCCATACCATTACCAATCATAACACTCTCATTAATAGGAGCTTCTTTCCCTGTATACCATACTTCAGGCTTGTTCTCATAATCGTAGCGTGCTAGCTTTCTAATACCTAAGGTTAGAGAACCGTGGTCTTCTAACTCTTCCTGTATTTCTTGCAATGCCCCATTGCTTACTTGGTAGGTCTGGTCTTTCGTCAGGGGGCTTGTTAGATTATATGCACCATAAATAGTTCCAAACTTAAAAAAGTCTTGAGCATTTAATGAGCATACTAACATTAATCCTGCTAATAATTTCTTCATTACTGAAACCTCCTTAACATAATTTCATCAATTTCATTCTTTATTTCTTTTTTAATATCGTCTGCATTTAATGCAAATGATAATCCTGCTTCCCATCTTTTAATCTCTTTACCCTTTTCAAACATAATTATTGTAGGAACTGAAGCTATCTTCCATTCACTTGCTATTACTGCACCATATTCTTTATTGTCTATACTGGCATTAAACCAAACACAGTTCTTCATTTTTCCTAAATCAATAGCAGCTCTTGCATTCCAATCTGCATTTACTTGTATTACTACACATTGGTTTTGACTTAAAAACTGAACTTCTTGTAGGCTTTTAAGTGTTTGTTGCCCATACAATAAGGACGATGATAAAAACAATCCAAAGACTAATAAGCATTGTTTTAAGTATTTTTTCATCATAATGTTTCCTCACTTCTGCATCATCATGCGTTCAATGTTTTTAACATCTTCACGCATTTCTTTTTGTTCTTCTTTCATCTCTCCCACATCTTTTTGTGTCTCGATGATTGTATTTCTAATCATTTGGTCTTTCAAGTCATACTCTGTTCGACCTATTTCTGGAACTGGTAGTTCTTTAGCTTCTTCAATATCAGCCTGAAGAGTAAACCACATACCAACTACAAGAAAAATACTTGTAGCTATTCCAGCTAGTGTTTCTATACTAAATGTAAATTTGCTATCTTTACTTACTTCTTGTGCCACTTTTTTGCCCTTTCATTTTTTTATTTTTATTACCAAATATTTTATCCCAACGTTTTGCCCATTCACTTGGAGAAATACCCATTCTTGGCTTATCTCCCTTTCCTACTCCATTTGGTCCACTAAACATAATTATTTAATACTTTCTATTTGTTTTTTAAGATAATCTCTTATTCTTTGTCCTTCAAACTTAAATCTTTTTCCTAAATTTGAACCGTC